TACGTCTAGTTCTGTAGCGAACTTATTGGATAAGATATTTAGATTAGAAACTCGATAACCTTTACGAAGGTAAGGGCTAGCCCCTTCTTCGATGATGCCATCACGGACAGCGTCACCAAGGGACTTGCGAGTTTTCTCATAAAGAGCCTGACCCTCTGCGTACTCTCGCTCTGCGGCCCGTTTCTCGGCTGCTTTTAATACTGGGTCTGCCTTTGCTGCTACCCTTGTGAGCATGTCTGATAAAGAACCCAAGGTGGACCGCTCGGCTACCCCTCGTTCATATGTGTCTACAACTTGTGCTGTAGGACTTACGGTTCCAATTTGATTTTCAAACGGATTACCTATTACCTGTCTTACGGCCATTAGTTGCCCTCCACATCAGCTAGGCGTGATTTTGTATCAAAATAATCCAAACCAAAGCCAGCGAGTGGCTCGATAATTCCAAAGATTTGCTCCGACATACCGATAGGTTGCATGGAGTTAATCCTGTTGTTAGCTTCTGATTGAAAGCCGAGTTTATTCATTTCGTTCTGTTGTAGAGTGTCTTGTAGTTTCTGATCGATCCTAGAAGTTAGGATGCCTTCAGAACGCTCAAAGTCTTGGATGAGTTGTTCTACGTCACCACCCTGAACACCAGCACCGGCGGCAGCTGCTAATGCAGTACCTTGTGCCCTCGTTGCCTTCAGGTCAGCGTCTTGCTTCTGCATGGATGCTTCCCGCAGTTGCTGTTGTTCCCGTAGGTTTGTTTGTTTTGATTTTAGATAATACGCATCAAGTGCGGATTGATTGTTTTGGGCCACCGCAGCGTTATGCTTATTAGCCCTATCTTGACTAGCTGCGGCTCCGGCTACGGCTTGAACTCCGCTAATAGCTAGAGAAGCCATTTGAAACGTAGAGGATGCTGCAGCTGTGGTCGCCGCCGTAGTGACAGCTGTAGTTGCGGTTGCAGCCGTACTTCCGACAGCCGCCATTGTTACTGGGTCACACATTTTTATTAATCCTTAAAAATTCATAGAACGGTAGCTTTGCCGCTCCGTATTTTTCGTGCTTGTTGATGAACGTGAAGCCCATCCAATCAAGCCACTTCATGTGGAGTGTGTTTCGGGCATCGACACAGTTGAAGATGACAGCATAGTCACCCGCTAAGTAATCGAGGGCTGCTTTGCTTTTTCTCAGGAAAGCTGTCTGATATTGATAGATGTCATCTGTAGCGCACATCCAGACAATTCCTGCATTTTCTAAGTGAGAGGGTACGACCCCGCAGAGACCCAAGCGGCCTCCATCCGGTGCGCGTAGGGTCAGCGAAGTCCCCCCAAGATCGAGGGACTTATGCAGGACTATTCGCGGATGCTGGCCTGTAGAGGCTAGGCATTCGTTGTAGTCTGCTTTTCTCAATCTTGGGGAAACATAGTCGATATCCTCCACCGTTGTAGGTGTGAGATATTTATCCATTAACTCTTCTTGATCTGAGGTGCATATTGCCCTCCCACTCTGCCGATAGAAACTGGCAAGGGAGGTGACTATCACTCTCTATTGTTACTTTGACACGATCAGCTTTAGACATAACAGGGAACTTAAAGTCACCTGAAGTCAAAGTTGTTGTACCTAGTAGGTTAGCACCGCCACCAATGATGCGGCCTGTAAAGTCGAACGATTGTACGTTGGAGCTACCTTTAACCTCAGTCTTAACCTTGAAGTCTCCACTATCTTGATAGCGTAGAAGCCAATGCTTGATCTGCAGGCGTCCACCGGCAATCGATACGCGACCACCAGTTGCTGTAGGTTCCTTCAGGGTAGGCTCAGAGAACTCATACGTCATAGTATATCGTTCACCGACATAGAATTCCGTTGATGTCTTGTCCCCAGCCACAACAATCGTGCTTCCACTGACAGATACGTTATCGATTATCGTACCCTGCAGAGAGCCTCTAGTGACCACTACAGGGTCTGTAAGAGGGTAGGGTGTCACAATGGTAGTCTGATTGTTACCGGCGTTGTATGAGGTCGTTACCTCGCTCTCCGTCAATCGGAAGTCTAACCGTGTGACGTAGCTCTGATCGATATCGAACCGTCCAGCATCAAAGTGAATTTGGAACAGTACAGTGTGACCAGATTTATTAGCAACGATATACAAAGCACTTTCGATAAACTCAGCACTTAGGATGCTGCAGCCTGTAAGAGTATACTTAAACCAAGCTGATTGAACTTTCTCCCGGCCTGCGAAGTGATACTTATACAGGTATAGGGTGTCATCGTCTTGGTTTGTTAACACAGCTAATGCGTTCTCACCTGTACTTGCAGACATCTTATAGACGCCATCAGGTACATATTTAGCAACGTGTGAGGTCACATCCTGCGCATCTGATCGGTCAGTATCATCAATAACGTAGTATTCGCGTACTGAGGTAAAGCCGCCGCGTTTAGCAGGGAAGAATACAACACTACCGGCAGATGCTGGTTTCGCTGTCGTACTCGCTTCATACTCTGTTGTTTGACTGATTGATGTATTCTTAGGTGTAATAAAATCAGCACCCTTCAGAATGAACTGTGTCTGATCTGAGAACAACAACAGCTTCCGATCAAACGGAATAGCATGCTTCAGTGTTGATACTTTGGTGTGACTAGCAGCCACATCGATCCGCTCACTATCCAGCAAGGTTCTGGCGGTTTGTGCGAAGAAATCAAAGTAGTCTGAAGTCCTCGACATAACTACGTTCTCACCCGCGAGAATTCCTAGACGGTTCTGAAAGAAGAATACGTCAGCAATTTTTCGATCTACAAAGCTTGGGTCACTGTTAGATACTAAATCACCTACAGCCCTGTCACCCCAATCAGCTTCCTCAAACGTAAATGACCCATCTGACTGACGTATCAGTAGATGTGGCATCGTAGAGGCATCAAGTTGGTATGTGATGTTTGGCTTAACCCACTCGATCCATGTACCATCAGCAACCTCGGGCTGACCTGCGTTGTCTGATTCAAACTTAACGTAGTAGTCATCGAAGTCGTTTGTTTGGTCGCCTTGAACATGCGCTACATAACCGTGTGGCGCTTTCGCTGGTAGCTCATCAAATCTCTGAACGGTTCCTACGGTCGGTGAGAGACCTTCGTCACCCAAACTGTCGTAGGTCGCTAGGTCGAACTGAGCATTCCCATCCTTGTAGATTACTACAGTTGAACCATCGGCTCTGGCATTTAATCCTGCCTGACCATTAACAGCTGCGGCCAACCTACTGGCAATATCATCTGTTCTGGTTTGCACCTGATCGGTTGCGGATGTGGTAATATCTGCAGCTTGCACACCATCAATGAAGATAGTGAAACGCTGATTGTAATCGCCCTGCTTAACAGCAACGAGGCCAGTATATGGATACAGAGGGGTAAGTGCGGGGTCCATTGCTACAGTCTTTGTAGAGTTAACAATGAAGGTGTAATCAGCTACTGTAACTGCACGAAAGTCAGTAGCGGGTGATGTACTATCTAAATAACTTGTCCCATCAGGATATGTTACTGTCTTTTGGTTTCCCGCAAGATCGTAAATATCAATGGCATTACTTGCATTAATGAATACAAAATATCGTTCATTCACATCACGATTAATTAGGTGAGTGAAAGACCCTGTAGTTGTTGTGTTGCTGATCGTAGCAACGTGTTCTAGCGGTGGCCGCTTTTGAAGTCCCTCAACCAAAGACGGGAAAGCATTCACCTGTAGCTCTGCCTGTGATGACAGACGCAATGCAGGTGATTGCTGTGATACGCCTTGTACGAGGTTAGGGATGGCAGAGCTAATCATTCCCATCAGAGTATCCTACGGTTGTGTCCACGGTTCAGGACACGGGCTACAGAATAGCTGTCCATCATATTGAAATCTGCAGTGTCGCCTTCAAACTCTCGGAGGTCGATTAGAGCCTTTTGCTCATCTCGCATAACCATCTGGTGGATAGTCTCGGAGTTAATCATGCGGTCTGCAAATATACGCGCAGCGCGGGTTGTAATATATTTCTTGGCTACATCAGGCAGATCAAGGAAATCCTGATAGTATACAATTGTGGCTTCTACATTAGCGGAGAACTCAAAGGTACGGTCTGCTAAGTTAAATAGCTTACCGGAGCGTACTACTACATTGAAGTATTCCGTATCAATTCTAGCGGTGTCTGCCGGTACGGCTATGTGATTGAAGTTGTCTCTGCTAAGAACGACACGATCTTCTGTGTTGAAATGCCAGCCCTGTGCTTGGACCTCACGACTAACCTCGTTCAGAACTTGGCTAGCGATGGTAACGTCAGTAACTTGGTTACCAGTGAGTGTATTCACCGGGCTTTCACCAATGGTCGTAAGCAGGACGTTAACCGCTTCTAATTCGGTCATAGACGTTGGTTTAGTCATGATGTCCTCATATGAAAAAAATGGGCAGGCCCAGTATTGGACCCGCCCGAAATGTTATTAAGCTGTGGCGATTTCTACCGCGCACTCAGGACGCAGGACACCGTGGCCCATTGCGTACTTAGCAGCCATGAGTGTACCTTGGTACATGACTTCGAAGTCACCAGATGTACGCTCTACTGCGAGGTCCATCAATTTAACTGTACCGATAGCCTGCTTCTGCATAACCAGAGCTACTGTGTTGGAGAAGTCACCTGAGTAGGTGTTGTTCTCACCAGAAACGGCAGCTACGTTAGCTGTTGGCAAGTTGTTAGATTTAACAATCTCGATGCCAGCAACTTTCAGAACTGTACCCTCGGCGTATACACCGGCTCCACCCCAATCACGGTTGATTACAGAAGTCTCTTGGACCAAGTTGTAGTACTGTGCAGGAGATACGATAGCTACACGCTCGTTCTCTGGAACGTCTTTCTCATCCATTGCTTTCGCAGCGTCAAAGATAGCAGCGGCCATAGCCGCGCCAGATGTACCAGCGTTTGCAGATACCAAAGTTGTACCGCCGTTACCGCCGGAAATGGTTGCAGCTGAACGCGCACCCAAGAGACCTACGCGCATTGTGCGTGTGTCAAATTCTTTAGCCAAAGCCATACCCAAGAGGCGGCTGTACTCAGCGCGCACATCGTAGTGGTTCTTGGCTTCGTCGATGTTAGCAATAAATGTGTCAGCAATCAGTACGTCATCGATGTTGATAACGACTTCATTGTGAGCAATTTTCTGTGTACCCAGCAATGGAGTACCTACAGTGTGGTAAGCAGCGTTGGCTTTACCGGTCACTGGGAAAGATGCTGACTTACCGGACGCGATGGTACGGGAAGTGTGCAGGTCTTTCATTACGTTTGTTTCGTCAAATGCGGTGAGAACTTCACCAGCAAAGACTTTCAGGAACAGGTTGTTCTCTGATGCGAAATCCGTTGGGGTCGCCTTATTGACAACACCTAGACGGGATGGAGTTACGTTTGCCATTTTCTTATCCTATGGAAAAATATTTTAGATTGAGAATGACTGTCGCTCATTACTTGTCAGGGTTGTCGGACGCATCCGGCCTAGTCGTTCATTATCGATAGTCTCAGCC